TGTCATGTATCCCAAGTTGTTTTCCATCTTTTGACCGCTTCCGGCATCAGAGCCAGGTCGATAGAAGAAAACCTTGTCGGCATCTGCAATATCATCCTGCAAAGTAGGGGAAACAGTAACAGTACCGGCAGCAAATGAATCAACAGTATATCGAGTATTTGTTGCATCTCCTGCAATATGCATAATGTCGCCTGCTTGAGGGTCTGTTGTCCCTCCGGTGATTGCGATTGTTGTGTCTGGTGCTGTTTGCGCTCCGTCAATTACCCAATCGTAAGGGCCAACAACTCCATCGTTTGCAAATGTGTTATTTAGTCCTAGAAATTCAAAACTAAGCCCTGGTGCACCTCCTGGTGCAACGTCTAAGCTCATGGTATTTACTTGCTCACCGCTTAAGCGAATAAAAGAACCCTCGGTGTTCACTTGGCTCATTCGCTTTTCAATAGTGAAACTACTTGGATAGTTGCCCCCGTTTTTGGCGTATGTTTGCGTAAGAGTTGCGGAAACTGTTGATTCTGCTGCAAAGCTTTGAGAGTCTGATATTTTACCAATTTTTACAGACAAGCCAGAACTTAAAACCTCAACGACTCGGAAAATGTCATTCATTGCTGAAGCACTGAAGCCCGAAACTTTGATGGGGCCATTAACAATAACATCGGCGAAAGGTGTACCGCTACCTGCTGCAATTGTACAAGTGCCGTCTCCATTGTCAGTACTAGTCACAGTCACCGAATAGGTATCTGTAGTCAAAGCACTTTGACGCAAAAGAGACAAGAAAAAATCATTGTATGCGCCTTTCTCGACTTGAGATGAGAAGCCACCTGTTAAAGTTCGTAATTGTCGAACTGTCGAGGCTTTCATCCCATCGCTTGCAATGTCTCCGTCGAATTCTGTAGGTAATTGAGACTCGAAAGACTCGGATGCTGCTTTAATTTTGTAAACGCTGCCGGATGTGGGTACACTTCCTGCGGTTGTTTCTTTAATATAGACTATCTCGGTTTGAGAGCCTCTTGCTATTGATTCAGCCATTTTTAACTCCTTGGTTTTTGATGATGGTTATATGGTATTAACACGATAAGCTCATACCGATTATCAATAATTCCTAAATTTTCTATCTTTCCGGTTTCTGTGTGCGTTGCACCAAAAAACGTATTGCTAAAATGATTATTCAAATTATCCGCATATTGTAGCAAGCTTCTTGTCCCTGTGCCATCGGCTTTTCCTACAATTCTAATAGAAAATAAGCCAAAAGTGTTTACAAGTCCACCCACGCCAGATTCTATTTTTATTGAATCCGCAGGTTGTACACTAGGCACAATGTAAACGCTATTTGTATCTGATTCTTTTTGTAGCGTGTTTTCCCACAAGATCGGCGTACTTGTCCAAAAAGAACTTAAAGCAGATTCAAGGTTATTTTTTATTTCTAAGTAGTTCATGCGATTTTATTCCGAACTTTCTGAATTGCTATTTGTATCGCTTTGGATAGCATGAATTTACCGACTCTGCGTCCTGCGCCGAATTCTACAATCTTTGCGTATCTAACATTGTTAGTCAGCCAAAGCACTCCAGACTTGAAAGCCTCGATCTTGTTTGTATTGTCTTGAATCTTGCTTGATTTGGCTGCTGTCTCGTCGGCTTTTGTCTTTCTCTCTGGTGGTGTCTTGCTGCTCGGTGTTCCGGTGCTAATCATCCATCCACCAACTAACCGTCCTGTATCTACTGGAGTCTGTAAAATCGTCTCTCTGTTGATTGTGAGCATTATAGATTTTGCAGCTTTTGCCGGTGCTGCGTTAGTCTTTTCGACATACTTATTTAATGTGCTTTGTAGTCGAGCCAAGTCCATGTTAAGCATTATTAACCGCCTCTACCCTGCACTCTGTCATGATTTGATTTGTTTTCGGTATAGGCTGCACCTCAAGCACTCGATACACTTTTAATCCCACAGTTATTTCGCTGTTTGGCGGTACTTCGCTGACTGTGTCTAGCAGTAACCTAAGTTCGCCGGCTTTGATTTCTAGTCCGGTAGCTTGTCGTTTGTATACTGACAGGTAAGCTTTTACAGTCTCGTTAGTTGAATATGTAACTGTAGCTGCTCCGGTTGTGGCGTTGTATGTAGTGGTCGGGTTGAACTTTAACGAAACGCTCGATTCTATAAAGTCATCAAAAGCATTCAATATCGAGTTTTTCATTTTTATGAATGCCTGTTTCATTACCTATGCTCTTTCTAATCTCAATATCCTAGCTCCGCCAGGTCTGCCTACAATTAAGCCGGTTAAAATTGTGTCGATGAAAGAAAAGTCATCTGGTAACTGCTGCGAGTTCTTCGGATTGAAAAATTCTTGTTTACCTAAGCCTTCGAGTTCCTGACTTTTTACGTTTGTACTAGGCACTGGGTCTAGTGTGGTTTGATTCTCTGCTCTTATTGCGTACTCATAAACAGCCTGTTGCACTTGTGCCGGTATTGCTGTTTTACTTAATTCCGTTCCTGCAAAATCCTTTGCTCCGTCCTGTGGCCAGTGCAAAGCTTGTGTACTTTCTGCTTTTTTCTGTGTTTTCCAATAAGCTCGGTAACAATTATCGAGCCAACTAGTAGCACGTATCAAGGCTACTTGAGCTGCCGATTCAGATAGAACCGACAACCCAAGATTCTCACGGTATTGATTCAACTCGGCAACACTCGCATAAGAGTTTGCACCGCTCGCTGATACTGTCGAATTGAATACAATCGCCATTATTTAGCCTTTCGTAAAACGTGTTTTGCAAATTCGTCGTTATCATTTTCAAGCTCAAAATAATGAACATGCTTGATCTCGTCGTACTTTGCTTTTTTGACTTCGCCCCGAAACATGAAGGATGCAACACGAACGTCTACACGCCTTTTTTGTTTAACCGGTTCTAAGTCTTTTAGTTGTTTCTTTTCAGCCATGCCTTATTCCTTACACTGAAAGATTATGTAATGCACCATGCTTAGATTCGTGTCCAAAATCAATTCCGATCTTGGCGAAAACTTCACCGATTTCACCCTGACCAACATTTGCAGTAGATCTAAAGCTGATTTGTGGTAAACCTGGTGTAGTGTTTGAAACACCTTCACAATGTCCCATATCCACAGCTAACAAAACGCCGGAGGGTACAAGGTCGTTGTATACTAACTTGACTGGTGGCATACCTGGAATAACTAGCTCTAGCAAGTTGATACCTCCACGACTTTCGGATCTTGGCTGAACTCCGTAAAGTGTATTTATGTCCATTAAAAGATTAGATCTACACATGAAGTACATATCTTCCATATCTGCGCCGTTATCAAGCATAGACTCGGCTAGGCTTTCGATTAAAGGCTTAGAGATTGCAACCGCTGAAGCGTCGATCTTGTTAGTACTCAAAGCTGTATAAAGCCCGTTGACTTGGAAAGCTGTAGCAGGATCTGACGAACCATCAGCACCCACGCCGTTAATAATTGAAAATTCGAAATCTCTTTTCATTTGCTCAAGATGAATCATAATTTGCTTTTGAAACTCTTGCATTGCGAAGATATCACCATCAATCGCATTTCCGCTGATTGATCTATCAGACAATTTAAGATCTGAGAATTTAACGCCTTCTCGCATTACTTGACAGTAATTTGTATTTTGTGTGGTTTGGTACACTGTACTAGTAGCACTATTAAAAGTCGAATTCTCACTATGCGAAGGTTGTGAGGCCGAATCGAGCGAATACGACTGGCTCATATTGAAGTGCATTGCTCCGACTTCTCTAAATGGTGACTCTTCACCTCGTTCTAGTGCTCCCATTCCCAAAAGACTTGAGAAAGGATATTTTCTTTGACCGATTCCGATCCACTCACCTTGGTAGTTGGCAAGATTTGTAATTAAACCGTTGGCTGCTGTAGATGCCATGTTTTTCTCCTTTTATAGATTAATTCCGGCGTTAATCGCCTTCAGTCTAAACTTTTGTATTGCGTTTTTATTACCGCTGAGCACAGCCTCTTGATAACCCTTTCTGATTTCCCTTTCTTGGGTTTTAGAGGTTTGCACTTTGTTGATTTGTCCTCGAATCCCAGAACCCTCGAAGCTTGCGCCAGAACTTGCATCCTTACTAGCCCACGAATTACTTTTTAAGTAGTCCTTAAAATAGTCCTCGATGCTGATTCTGTCGCCGGTCATGGGGTCAATTTTTGGAGTTCCGTCACTGTCTAAAACAAATGTACCTCTATCATCAGAAGCTATCTGTCCGTCGAAGAGTCTAACGCACTCTGAGCGCATTCCAACCGCTTCCGCTGCTCTTGCTGTTTGTTGCTGCATTTTCAGCTTTGCGTTCTGTTGTCGCTCAAGGCTCATTTGATCTTGCATAGCTTTCAATGCTTTCTGCATTTCAATTAATTGTGCTGAGTCTTGTGGTTCTTCGTTTTTCTCTTCTTGCTTTATCGCTTTACTGTTTTCCGATTTTAATATCTCGATCTGCGCTTTGATCCGCTCCGCTTCCGCTTTTGCTTCTCGTTCCGCTTTTCGTTGATTCTCTAAAGTTCTTAGAAGTGGGCTCGGGTCATAAAATACTTTCCCGTCTTCCTCGACTAAAAACTTCTTATCGTCATCATTCAATTCGTTAAAATCTTCAACGCTATAAGCTGTTAAAACTTTAGACATAGTGTCACTCCTTGGCATCTCGCCAGTTTTGGGATTTTTGAGCGTCTCGCCCGTTTTGGTTTTTTGGCATCTCGCCAGAAACATTATAACTCATTTATTTACTTTCGTTCAATTTTCGGCGTTTTCTTTGTATGCTTGCTGCTCGTGTACTAATTTGTGGCTTTTTCGCTTTAATTTGCTTGTCACGCCTTCGTATTTCCTGCAATCCTTCCTTTTTTATTCCCAAAAGGTTCGCTAGCTCCTTTACTGTGCGAATCCGGCCTTGTCCGTCAAGTAGTTGCTTCATGCCTAATTTGCCTGATTGATACATTTTGTAACGCTGTGGGCCAAGCCAATTGATTTGGTCTTGTTTACTCATCTGCTTGAAAAACACGTCGAAACTTGTGAACTTGCTTGATTGTTTTGGTACTTGTATATCCATTACCTTATCAGTTTTTAACTTAAACTGGCTTTTGATCTCGCCTCTTTCGGTTGCTACTATTTTCTGCTGCCATGTTCGGGCCCTTTGGTTCATTGTCTTCGGATCGTCAAATTCACCGAAAGGCACAATCTGAGATCTGCAATTGATATGCGCCGGCGGTCTGATTGGAAAGTCTTCGAGCTTCTTTTTGATTTGTCCTGCTTTGCTTGCACAGATCTTTGATGTGCGGTTGTCTAGGGTCGTAACCCATTGATAACCCTCTATGACATCAGAAAAGTTTTTTTCGTTCGTGTATTCTTTGGTGCGCTGCATGGCTTCCGCTATTGTTGTGCGAGTCAATGCGTTTACTTGATGGGTTTTCAAGTTGTCCGTGTCTTCTGTCAGTTCTCGAAAAAGTTTAACTGTATCGTCGATGCCTAAACCCTCAGCAATCGAAAGCCTTAAAGCTTTTTTGTATTCTCTGCTGTGCTGCCTCATAAGCTTAT